AAAAAGACAGTAGATATTAACAAACAAAAATGTTTTCTCTAACGACCTCTACTACATTTGCGGCAAGCACCAAGCGTTTCAAGAAGTTTGGCAAAAAGTTGAAGAAGCAGCGCCAGGAAGACTTGGGCAGAATCGGTGATAGAATTAAGGATATTGCCCGAGACGAGGAAAGACGCGCTAAGGAAATCTTCAAGGAACACCAAGAATTCTTCCAGGGTGCCAAGGGTTCCCAAAAGAAGGAAGAAGTTGCTATCGACTTTTTCGAGAACTAAACGCAAACCAGAGTGTGCTTAACACAAAAGCAAATGCTAATGGTGTATCATCAAACTGATGTGCCATTAGAGCACTCACTATACTGTACTGCACCATACGAATCTCTTGTCTAGTCTTAGACATGGATCTTTTCATGGCTGCTTTGGATTTCTCCAAACCCAAAACAGCTTTACTTATATTTCGTATTTTACTCGGCATTTCCGCGGTTTTCATGAGAGCTTCTTGTATGTCAATCGCTTCCGTGAATTGTTGCTTAATCATAGGCTCCAAGTATGTAAAGTAGTTGAACTTTGGATCAAGTTGAACACAGATACCTTCAATGATAGAGAAGGTTTTTGCTAAATATACAAAACTTGATGGTACAACAAATGGCTTTTCAGCCGCGAGCTGTAGTGCGATATCATCATTTATTATGTTTGATGCGTCAAGGGTCTCAAGATATGCCAATATTGATTCAAAAAAGATTTCAATATCCGTGAGATCCGATGTCATGGGTATGATGACCTTGAGTGCGACCAAAACTTCTACAATACCCTTTGTATCCTTATTAATGATACAGTTGAAAAGTTGTTTGAAACCATTTCGAAGTTCTTCCGACAGGTTTATTAAGAGTCCAAAGTCATAAAACACCAATTTGCCATTTGGTGTAAATCCCAGGTTTCCAGGGTGTGGGTCTGCGTGAAAGAAGCCTTTGTCCATAGTTTGGATGACATAAGAGTTGATAAGACCTTCGCAAATCTTCTTCTTATTGATCTTTGGATCTGAAAGTTCGGTAAGTTTTTCAGATTCAACATATTCCATGACAATCGTATCATCGGTACAATATTCCTTATAAACTTTTGGAACTTTGATCCATTTCACATCTTTCATATCTTTTCGGAATCTGATTGCGTTTTCAATTTCTTGACGATAATCAGATTCGCCCAATAAGTAGTCAATGGATTCATTGAGAACAAAGTCAGAACTGTTGCCAGTATCAACTCCAACTTTCTCCAAAAAGCGGACAATGTCTTTGATGTTGTCTGTATCAGATTTCATGATGTTATAGATGTCAGGTCTTTTGACTTTGACAATAACATCCTTTCCATTCTTCAGTTTTGCGCGATGGACTTGACCAATGCTCGCAGATTTAAATGGTACAGGTTCGAACTCTTCAAAATAGTCCAAATTTACAATCTGTTTTACAACATCGTATTCCACGGGAGGGACATTGTCTTGTAATGATTCCAATTGTTGTGTAAATTCTGGAGGATATAGATCCGCTCTCGTTGAAGCGATTTGTCCTAATTTTACAAAAGTTGGACCAAGATCAAGAAGTTCGTCTTTTGTCCATTGACCAAGTTCAACTTTATTTTTTACAAAAGTCTTCTTCCAGAGAAATTTGGCGGCAAACCTCCAAGTTTTAGCTTTTTGGGTTGGTGCCGTCACCCTACTGATTGGTTTATGACTAGCGACACATAGCATCCTACTATACAAATATCTTTTATTTTTTAACTGTCAGAAAATATCTTAGGTTACTATAAATGAAAAAGTACTCAAACTTCCTCGGACCACTCAGTAATCCAGCTGAAGCTGTCATCAAGGCGCAGCCAGTTCTCTTCACTTTGATCATCTTGTATCAAGGTTTGTTTTCTGGTAACGCGATCAAGATTCCAAAGAATCTTAAGACTGCCTTCAACAGTCAAACTTTCCGATTCTTTTCCCTCATGTTGATTGCTTTCAGTGCGACTCAAGACATTGAATACGCTCTCATCTCCACTGTACTCTTCCTTGGTATCATGTATGCTCTCAAGACTCCAGAAGAACGCGAAGAAACTGGTTTGATTTAAAAATGTAACGTAAAAGTAGAATGAAGATTCATATTGTTGGTGCTGGTCCAACGGGTATGTCCCTCGCTTGGGAAATACTTAGATTGGGTGATCATGATATTACAATTTATGATAGAAAGCCTTCGGCGGGTGGGTCTTGGTGGGAACCCGACGAAGAAGTCAGAGATCTTCACGCACACAGAATTGTTTTTGATAAAGCTTTTGTAAATACACACAGCCTTTTTGAAGAAATGGGAATTGAATGGAACAAAATGTTTGAACCTGTCGATAAAAATATATACGGGTTCATACTTCGTTCTCTCAAAATGAAAGACTATGGAGCGTTGACATCCTTGTCCGCGCGAGTTCTTGCCCAACCAAAAAAGTACAGAGGTGTGTCCCTCAAGGAAGCTTTGGGCGAAATCACTGAAGGTGGACAAAGAGTTCTTGAAAATCTTCCTCTCATTATGGATGGTGTGACATGGGATGTAATGTCAGCTTATGAGTTTGTTAAAAGTTTTGATCACGTAGCTCTTTCGAAGCAATACACACAAAGAGTTTCAGGTAAGGTCATGTCAGATGCTATGAAAGAAGCACTCGAGGAAAAGGGTGTTGAGTTTGAATTCAACAAAGAACTCAAAGAAGTTGAATATTTTGAAGATGGGTACAAAGCTGAATTTTCTGATAGAACCACAATTGGGGATGGGTTACTTTTCTTGTGTTTGGACAATAGTCCAGCCCTTAACTTTTTGGGTGATAACTGGGGACCAGATGCAGAAAAGAAAGTAAGAGAAAGTACATATGGATGTATAAATGTATTACTTGATTTTGATGAACCCGTTAAACTCGGTGATGATTTGGAAATTGCTGCCACAACTAGATGGAAACTTCAACCAGTTGTACTTTCGGATGAAAAGACAGTTTCATGTGTGATTTGTGATTTGACAGAAGAAGTGTTGACATGTCCACCAGAAGAATTGAGAACCAAAGTTTTGGAAGATTTGGATGTACCACTCCCAAGAGCCATTCGCTTTGGTTGGGGTGCCGAATGGGATGAAAATACAAAACGATGGAAATTTTCACAGTCATCGGGTGTTCTCAGTCTTCATGGACAGCTTCCTTTCTTTGGTAAGTGTCCAAATGTAGCCATGTGTGGTATGATGTCCCCCAGAAATACTCCATATTCAAGTATTGAAGCATCCATTGAAGTCTCACGAGCCTTGAGTCATAAATGTTTTGGAACTAGAGAACCATTAAGACCACTTCTTCTTACTCAAGTTGTATCATTGACACTTTTAGTGCTTATAGTTTTAATTCTAATTTATCGTAATAGAAACCAATGAAGTTTCTAGCCAAAGTACACACACCCATGTATGACCATAACGACAAAAAGTATATTCGTTTGGTCATTCCTGAAAACTGTGCCAATATAATGAAAAGAGTTCAAAGTAATAAATCTGGACTCATTAAAAATTCCCACATAGATGATCCACTTGACGGATTTGTACTAACTGTAAAAGTTCCATTTCGTTATAGAAGGGTCATGTGTCAAGTTGAAGGACGTCCAGTTCAATCCCTATCAAAAGAAGATGAAGTGGATGTGGAAGTAGATTTTAGTGGTGTTTGGAATGTGGGGAACTACAGTGGATATTCTTGGAAATTGGTGTCTATTAAAAGTTAAAATCGTGATATATTAAATGTTGACGCGAACGGGTTACCTTGTCACTGAGGGAGCAATCGCCGAAATTAAAAAGGAACTCACAGTAAGACCACAGGTCAACAGTGACTATGGATTTCCTCCGCCACCTTTCAAGGTTTTTAGAACAGCTAAGAATGGAGTGTGCGTTCCAAGATTCTATGGAACTGATAAACTTGGAAAACCCAAGGACGACAGACGACCCGAGCCAGCTAGGTCCAAGGCTAAGTTTGTTGGACAACTCAGAGATGCCACCCATCAGAACGCCGCACTTACTGCGGCTCTTAGTGCGGGTCATGGAGTTCTCTCGCTCCCATGCGGGTATGGCAAGACCACCGTATCCTTGGCGATAGCTTGTAAATTAGGTTACCGTACAATGATTGTAGTTCACAAACAGTTCTTGGCTGATCAGTGGAAAGAAAGAATTCAACAGTTTTGTCCAGGTGCTACCATCGGTATAGTTCAACAAGACAAAAAGGAGACCGATTGTGATTTTGTGATAGCCATGCTTCAATCACTGTCCCTCAAAGAGTATTCCTTCAGCGACTTTGATTCAATTGGAACTTTGATCGTGGATGAAGCCCACCACATTTGTGCGAAGGTGTTTTCTCAATCCCTTTTCAAAATGTGTCCCAAACATATTTTTGGTCTTTCCGCAACACCAGAAAGGAAGGATGGTCTCACAAAAGTGCTTCATTGGTTTATGGGACCTACATTCTTCGCGGTTGAACGAAAGAATCAAGAACAAGTTGAAGTTTTCACGATTACATATGAATGCTTCAACTATAGAAATCCTCCGCCATCCACTAGATTTGGTAAAGTATCGATGCCAAACATGATTACAGAAGTTGTCGAAGATCGTAAGAGAAATCAAATGCTTGTGGGTCTCATCAAAAAGGCTTCTGCGGGTACAAGGCAGCTCCTTGTTTTGAGCGACCGCCGTTGGCACTGTGAGATGCTTCATCAATGCTTTCCAAAGTCTTCGGGTCTCTACATGGGTGGTATGAAAGAAGCCGATCTCCAGGCTTCATCCAAGAAGAAGATCATCTTCGCAACTTTCAGTCAAGCCCACGAAGGTCTTGATATTCCAACTTTGGATACAGTTATTTTGGCGTCCCCCAAGTCTGACATAACTCAAAGTATTGGTCGTATCATGAGAGAGACAAAGGGAAAGAAGAATAATCCTCACATCTACGATATTCATGATCCATGGTCACTCTTTACGGCTATGTACTACAAGAGAATGAAAGTGTACAGACAAGGTGGTTTCAAGATACACGGTAAAGTTGAAGAAGAGAAGAAGGAAGAGTTCCCTCAGGGAAAGTGTCTGTTTTTATAATCTGAATAATAAATAAATGTCTGGCGCATTAATTCAACTTGTATCCAAGGGAGTACAAGATGTTTACCTCAACAGCGAAGAAGGTCATTCATTTTTTCGTATGAAATTTACTAGACATACGAATTTTTCACAAGCACCCAAATACATTAAGACTATTACCGACAAAGATTCAACTTTTACGGTACCAGTTTTGGGTGATCTCGTGAACTGCCTCTGGTTTGAAGGCGTTGAAAGAAACTCAAATGTTTCTTCGAATATTTTGTACAACTCAACAATTGATCTTTATATAGGAGGTCAAAAGATTGATTCTCAGCATTATGATTACTATGCTGATATATGGCCAAACTATTTGGCAGAAACCCACACAAAGTCTCAGGAAATTACCAATAAAACAAGTACATCACATAGAAACTTCCAACCACTCCACTTTTTCTTTTGTGATCACGGAGCATTTTTACCACTAGTATCTTTAGCCCATCACCAAGTTGAAGTAAGAGTAAACTTTGACGAGACAAGTTTAGATGGATACAGTACTTCACAAAAACGTATAAACGTTTATGGGAATTATATTTATTTAGACAAAGAAGAAAGGGAATCATTGGTAAAACGACAAATGGATTTTGTAATTACTCAGACACAAAAATTAGACTTTCCACTTTCAAATGTATTTGATAATACAACGGAAAGTGGAGGCTACAATGACTTGGATTTGAGTCATCTTAATCACCCAGTCAAGTCAATCTTTTTTGGTATGACCGCTACAAATGTAGATCCAACAAATGATCGTTTTACATTCAAAAACGCTGACATACATGTAAATGGAACACCTTTATTAGAAAATATGACACCTACATATTTTCACACAGTACAGAACTATTACAAGTCTAAATATGGTATTTCGGATTTTAGAGTTGACTCAGAAGATCTAATGTATACACGTTACTTCGCATATCATTTTGGTCTAAATGCATCAGACTATAACCCATCTGGTACCTGTAATTTCAGTCGACTTGATAATGCGAAGCTTATCATTCGTGGAGCAGAAAAGGGTCCGTTACAATCCGACAATTCTGACATGTATGTATACGCGGTTAACTATAATGTCCTCAGGATCAAGGATGGTTTGGCTGGAATTTTATTCGGAAACTAAAGTATAAATGGGTAGAACTGCGAGGTTCGAGCAGATTTATGTTGCAAATTTGGATGCGGAGCCCGTTGAAGAAGAAACTCTTACAGGTGTAAAGAGTATTCTTACAAGTGAAATTGCGGCAGACGAAATTGTTACAACTGTCCTAGGGATTGCCAATACGGCACCAACAAAAGATTTTTCTCTCGGTTCTAAGCTTTTTATGGATAAAGATGACATCATCGTTTTTGACTTAAAAGAACGTGGTCGTGCGTCCCGTTTTTTTGTGGACAATCAGTTGGGTATTGGAACAACTAACCCAACAAAAGCATTTCAAGTGAATAGTGGTGATACAAGAAAAGTTGATATTGACATTACTGGTCGCGATCTTATGACTGTGAGTGGCAATTTGGTTGCTTCAAACCTTATAATTCAAAATAATCTTGTAACACCTGGATCAAATCTTATAGTAAATGATAAAAGTTCAAATGTATTGAGTATTGTGGGTGGCATAAAAACTTCAAACTTGTACGTTGGTTCCAATGTCTCAATGACGGATCAGGGATCTAATGTTATGAAATTGAATGGTAATATTCACCAAACCGGTTATCTTACCGTATTAGGTAATATCGCCGTTACTGGTAACATTACAGTGACAGAAACTGCCACATATATTGCTACACAGGATTTGCGTGTAAGTAATGTAGTCATTCATTCGGCTTTTGGAAATGACGTTTTAAGTCGGGAAACTGCGTTTGTAATGACACCCGGGGCGGGATATTCAAATGTAGCCATAGGCTTCGTTGCTGGTGATAGAGGTCGAGAAATGGCAATATTTCATTCAGATGTATATGGAGGATATAACGCAGCCACAATCAATGTGGATGATACAAAGGTTGTAAATGTTCACGTATATGGTGACATATATACTTCGAATAATATTGGTGCGAACAATACATATCCAACGCACGACCTCTGTGTAGGTTCTAATGTGTTTATTGAAGATACAGGTTCAAATGTTATTCACGCGACTGGCAATATTTACGCAACAGGTGTTAGAATAGGAACTGGTGGTTTACAAGTTGGTAGTCTTCTAACCATGGCTCCAGGTACAGAAACACCCGCGATTATTAGTGGGAATGTTCAAATGAATGCCCTTCGTACGAATGACGCAGCTCCATCGGGTTTTGCGAACCTTTCACCAACGGATACTCTTTCAATTGGGACAAAAATATTCGCGAATACATCGGCTATAAACAGCTTGCGCGTCCTTGGTAACACATCCACTACAAATCTCACAACAGAAATGACTTTCTCGAGTTCAAACTTAGTAATTCACGCAGACAGATTCGGTGGTGATAGTACATCAAATGTACTTATACTTAAATCCGGTCCAACTGCGTCAAATGTAAGCTCTATTGAAGTCTATGGTGCGAGTACATCAAATACTCATCAAAATATCCGCTTCAAAACAAAAAATACTGAAAGGGTTCGAATTACTTCGGATGGTAGGATGGGTATCGCAAATACAAATCCAACGGAAAGACTCACAGTTTCTGGAAACATCTACATTACTGGGAGTAACACGTTGGTACATGGTAACATATGGGGTACAACAGGTAATACATCTATGCGATCTTATTCATTGGTCAATTCTGGTGAAAATAAAATTGAAAACATTGTTGGTACTGGTAAAGGTCTCAATTTTTACGCGAGTACAACGGCTACTATGGGTACACCCAAACTTACAATTTTGGAATCAAGTAATGTTGGTATAGGAACGGGTGCCCCAGAAAGTAGTTTCCATGTGAATGGTCTCACTACATTCATAAATAACCAAGTCACAAAGAGAAATGGTTATAGTCATCTGGGAACCCCACTCGTGGCCACAAATACATCACCAATTACGAGTACAACTGATCTGGCATCCGTATTAACTCTGGCCAGAGAAGGTAGTGGCACTGAACATGGTGCTCGTGCTACATTTAAATTAGGTAAGCACGAAAGCATATCAGGAACATCAAAAACTCGAGTTGATATTTACTTAGGACATGATGACTATGCAGTGGATACTGGGGTCATGACTCTTCTCAGTAGCGGTAAAGTTGGTATTGGTCACACACAACCAACAGCACACTTGGAAGTGAAATGTGAAGGTATTGCCGATCCAACTGATAACGGTATATTGGTCCATAACCACGAATCCGGTGACGCCATAATTGCCGCACAAACGGATCTTGCCGATGGAAACTCATTTTCATCCTACATACAAACAGATGGTGCGACTTTATCTGGTTGGACGGTGGGTGTTTCTGGTACGAATGGTGATTTTAGAATTACAAATGATCATGAAAAAGTTTCCGAATCATCGGAAGTTGGACTTTATATAGATGGAACCACACACGCTGTTGGTATAGGCACAGATTCTCCACGAGGTGCTTTGGAAGTTTTTGGAAATGTTGTGATTGGGCAACAACTTACATTTTCTGGTCTTTCTGGTGATGATTTTGGTAACACACACATCATAGAAAGAAGATATAATACAGACTATTCGAAAACGGAATTACTTCTCTTTAAAGGTAATGAAGCTTCATCTGTCGACGAAGGTCCAGATAGAATTAGACACATCGCAGGTGAACATGTGTTCCAAACTTACACATCTTCTGGTGAAACTCTTTATGGAACAAGTCAGATCTTAGAGGATCTAGACGGTCAAACCGATAAACCCTTAGTCATTTGTGATAATGGTCTAGTGGTTGTGGGTGGTCAGAGATCCGACGCCGACTCAAGAGGTGCTAACACAAAACTTGTTGTTAATGGTGACGTCGAGTTTGGTGGTGGTGGATCATTCAAACTGACCGGTTTTGAATTTTCGACAACGAGTGGTGGTTCAAGTCGTAATATTGTAAGAAGTAAGTTAAATGGTGCGACTCGACGTCCTATTACGTTTGTCCACGAAATTGACGATAATAATGATTCTGAATTTGCCCGCTTTGATGGCGATGGTAAACTTGGTCTCGGTACAGATTCTCCAAGTTCTAATATTCACATCTATGATACAACTTCTGGTAACATTGATTTATTGAGACTTGAAAGTGGTGGTGCCAACAAAGAGACGGGTATGCTTATTTTCACAGATAGCGGAGAAGGTGGATATGTACGCGGGTTTAGCAATTCTACGAACGGTACAACGGGACTTGTTATGGGTGTGTCCAATAATAGTACTGAAACAAACTGCATTCACTTGCTTCACACAAGTAATGTGGGTATTGGCACAAACAAACCAGCCACAAAGTTACACCTTTACAACAGTGTACCACGGGTAGAAAGTTCTTCTTCAAATGCTCTCATAGAATTCAAAACAACGGGTGGAACTTCAAATATTTATTCAGATACAACAGGTAATGTATATATAAATCCATCTGCCACGGATGCCACTTTATTTGTAAAAGGTGACCTAGATATCGAAAGTGATCTTGTAGTAGGTGGAGCTATTGATTTTGGTAACCAAGTAGCTGTTGATTTAGGTGGTGCGACCGCAAATACCGCGCTTCATGTTGGTGGGGGTATAATTACAAACTCTAACCAAGTTGCGTGTAAGAGGTATTCTCAAACATTCCAAATTGGTGAAGGGGTGGCAAAAGACATTCAACTTATGTTTGGCACCGGTGCATTTTATGCAAAAGTGACCGCTATTCTTAGAAGAACAGATAACTCAACCGTCCAAGATTTAAGTACAATGATACTTGAACTTCAAGGTGGTACAAGTGATGATACATCTTCAACTCTTGACATAGCCATAGGAACGAAGAATCTATTTGGTGGTACAAACAGTTATCCATGGAGTCCAACAGTAACAACGGGTATACGTGGTATAAGTATCACACCTTACAACACAGATTCTACGAGAATTTACAACTATGACATATTTGTAGAACTCGTTTCGGCGTGTAATGGTAAACTTGTAAAAATTACTCGTGATCTTTCTGCGGAAAGTGATTTGGATTCCGCTACAGGTGGTCAAACTGAAATTACAACTTTCAACTATTAAATAATTTTACCTATCAGGGAAAACCCAATGGTAGAATTACAATAAATAAATTTACGCCCTGATGGAATCAGAGACGGCTAAGAATAGAACGCCGACAATGAAAGCCATGACGACGTAATTACATTCGGTTTCTTCTAGACCTTTTACAGGTTCTTGTTCAGGAACAGCGGCTTGTGGCTGCTCCTGTTTCATGGGAGGTTCAAGATCCTCCAGCGGACAGTAACCTATCATTTATACTGTACCTAGAGATTAATTTCCGTCTTCTTTTTTCGACGAGTTCGCTTTGGTTTCCCAGCACTCACGTTGACTTCCTTGACTTCACCACCAGTAGATTCTCCTGAAATGGACACAATGTCTGAAACATCATCGTCATCGTCTTCCACCACTGGCACTTGTGTGGTGTTCATTGGTGGCGGAGGTGGCATCATAATACCACCCATCAAACTTGAAATGTCAATACCTGGTCCCTGCATCTCATACTGACCAGTTCCACCAACTGGTGCCGCATCAGCTGGTCCAGATGGCGCACGTTGTGTGTTTTGAACCGCAGACATCATATTCTTTACCAAATCTGGGTTTTGTTTCAATACATCATTCATATTTGGAAGGGCGCTCTTGAACATACTGTTTGTCAAGTGGAACATCATCGCTGAGCCACCAAGCATCATGATGAGCTTGATTTCTGGAGCAACGGCAACCTTGGAGCGGTACTTCACATACAGCTCTTCGAAGACCCCATCATAGTCATCTACATTTTCCATGACAGACTCCGACCAACCCTCGAGTTGAATTTCAAATGGGTTATAGCGCTTGTTAAGGAACTCGAGACCTGTGACACAAGCAACAAGCATTCGTCTAGAGAAACGAATGGATTGTTCAACGTCGATACTGTATGTGATTCTCTTTACTTCTGATCTCAATTCATCGATGTTAGAGTAAGCGTTGAGACGTTTGTTCACAGCAAACCCCTTCTTTTCAAGGCGACCCAACTTATTAATGAGATCCGCCTTTTCTTCGTCAATTGAAGTGTAACCCTTAGATGGTTGTTCTTCCTGGGTCATACCACCCATTGGTTCATCGTCAAAAAACATTGGTTCGTCTTCTCCGTAGTCAATTTCTTCGTCTTCAGGAGCTGATTGAGCAGGTGCTGACTGTTTGTTTGGATTTACAAAAGCATCCATCGCTTCTTGGTGTTGTTGTACTTGAGGACGCGCTTGTTGCGGAGCTGGGCGTCGCACAGGCTGAGGTCGTGAAGTTGAAATTTCAATTTCATCCATCAGGGCCTGTTCATCGGCATCCAGTTTCATAACATTGGTGCTCCCTCGATCAATGACAATTTCTTCGTCCATCTACTCTCTAATAGGAAACTATTAAATTACCTTTAACGCACTTTAGAAAAAAATTATGTACATACATTATAAATGCTTAACCTTAACCGTGCTAACAGAAATGCTCTTATGACTATCGTCGCCTTGGTTGTGGTTATTTTCCTCCTCGGGATGTTGAAGAACACCAGCAAGTATCAACCCAGACCAATTGCTATTGCGGCTGTCAACGAAAAGTCTATCTTTGATCTTGAACACCGCCTTGAATGCGCCCCTGGTCACACCAGTGAAGGTAGCACCTACACCAAGAGCTTGACTCCAGGTGGTGTGTGTGGTGCCGAGAAGCTTGTTGCCGAACAAGCGGGTTACACCATCGAGGAAGGAATTGGTGGATCTTTAATCTAAGCTATTATAAATGGCTTTGGTTACTTCACCCAAAACTATTCCAGACCTCGAATATGAGTATCATACCATAACTGTTGATTCAATCGGTCAAGATAGTGCCAACACTTTTACTTGTCACCTTCAACAACCACTCAAGAATGTGGTCCAGGCTAGACTTCTCGCGGCTCACATTCATTCCAATGTTGTCACAGAACATTGTTATGTTTCCGTTGATGAATTGGATACCATTTTTAATGATAGAGCTTCAAATGTTCTCACAGGTCAGTCTCACATGAGTATGATCAGAGGATCTTTTGCGAGTATTATAACTGAAAGTGCTACCCACGACGCTGGTAACTCGCTTATCACATTCAAGGACAATTATCCAATTGTGTCACAATACATCGATCCAATTAGACGCATAGATCGTCTCAGTGTAACTATTCGCGATCAAAATGGTAACACGATTAAAAATTCAACCGACAATGGTTCAAACTTTTTAGTTTTTAAATTTGTGTGTAGAAAAAGAAACTTGTAATTTTCTCCTCTTAAAGTAGTATAACATGTCTTCTGGTATTGTTCAACTTGTTGCGATTGGTGCTCAGGACGAGTACATTATGGGCAACCCAGAGATATCGTTTTTTAATTCCACATTTAAAAGACACTCTAATTTTTCACAATCCGTTGAAAAACAAACAATACACGGAGATGTGAAAAATAATTCAATGTCAAGTGTTCAAATTGAAAAGTCTGGTGATATGCTTGGGTACATTTATCTTACAATTGATGATGGAACGGAAGCTAAAGATACATCACGATGGGATCTTTTGATTGATAAAATAGAACTTCTCATTGGTGGTTCTGTAGTTGACACACAGGATTCAATTTTTACAGAAAAGATTGCTATTGATACTTTTGCTCAGAATGTGTCTCGAAGTGCGATTGGTACCCATCCAGGTGTACACGCGAGATCATACTTTTATCCACTTCGATTTTTCTTTTGTGAAGGTCCACAATGTGCGTTACCTTTGGTAGCTTTGAATTATCACAATGTAGAACTTAGAATTCACTGGGGTTCACAAGCAGCTGATAACGGATATAATTACGAAGTACACGCTAACTATTATTATCTCGATAACGAAGAGCGTGGTAACATTGCCACGAGACAACACGACCTTCTCATCACACAAGTTCAAAAGAATATGCCAAGTGGTGAGACTGTTCAAGATCTTACATTCAATCACCCCGTGAAATATCTCGCATCTTCGGATACTACAACCGATGGAGCACTCACTTCTCCGACAAACAAAGTTAAATTGTCCATAAATGGTGTTGAATTATCGAATTATAAGTGGGGAAAACCACACTTTATTGATGTCATGAATTACTATCACACCAACTTTGTCACTTCACCCGATTTCTTCCTTTACTGTTTTTGCCTCATGACAAGCTCTCTCCAGCCAACTGGTACTCTGAATTTCAGTAGAATTGAGTCAGCAAAGATTATGAGCGAAAATACCGCTATTAATGACCCAATCTACGCAGTAAACTATAACATACTTCGTATACAAAATGGGATGGCGGGTCTCCTCTACGCAAATTAATTTACTACCATATATTAAATGGTTAAGAACTTACCTTCGGTGGAAAGATCTACCAAGATTAGGTTTGGTAAACACGTACCTGATTCCAATGATCAGGAGGAAAATACCATTGTCTTCAATGCGAGTAACGTGATAGTTCCAACACCTTATTCTAATGCCGTATATCTTTCCCCCATTCGTAATAGAACAGATTATCAAGCTCCAGAGATTGTACTTCTCATGTATGACCGAAATACAAAGGAAATCACAGAATCTGGTGAATCGGCCAACGCTCTAATTGGTGGTTCGACCTTAGACACGGTATCGAATCGTAGTAACGCAACTTCGAATGTACTTCAATTTACGGGTTCTCCAGAAAGTTTCGTGACTTTTGGAAATGTTGGTATAGCGAATACACTGGCTTCACACACTGTGAGTGTTGGTTCAAATCTCTACATTGATGAATTTGGATCAAATGTTTTGGTTGTTTCTGGAAATGTTGCCGTACTTCGTGATATGGTAGTTGAAGGCAACCTTCGGGTAAATGGAGATACCACAGTAATTTATACAGAAAATACTAGTATCAAAGATGCGTTGATCGAACTTGGTAAAGATAACACATCTGGGGATACCACACTTGACTTGGGTGTTTTGATGCATAGACCAGATGCGTTGTCAAATGTTGTTGTGGGGTATCGCGAAGGAACTGATGAATTTGCCATTGCTTACACCGACGCACAACCAACGGATAAAACTTTTACTCCCAAAACCGACGAAGACATTAATGTACACGTCTATGGTCTAACCCACGTAGATGCGAATATCTATGCTCACGAAGATGTTCTTGTAACTGGTAATGCTTATGTCACCGGAAATGTGTATGCTGATAAGGACCTTGAACTTGCTGGCAACGCCTATGTTACGGGTAACGTAGTGGCTTCAAAAGATCTCACACTGTCCGGTAACGCCTATGTATCTGGAAATGTGAATGTCACCAAACAACTCAGTGTTACTGGAAATGCCTATGTGTCTGGTAATGTTGAAGTGACAAAGGCTCTCATTGTGAGCGCCAATACCCACCTCAAAGGTGCGAACACATTTGTGACGAACACCATGAACTTTTTGAATTCAAAGACTTCTATTGTCACTGATCAAGTTTCAAATGTTCAGATCCGATTGGGACAATTGGAAAATGTTGCGAACACAGCATCCAATCCACTTATAAATCAAGTACTTCGTTACGATCCGGACAACAACTTGTGGAGTAATATGTACCCCGAACAAACACTTATCAAGGTAAAAAATACATCCGGTGTTCAAATAACAAAAGGTAAAGCTGTATATGTAAGCGGTGCTACGGGAAATAATACTTTTGATATTGGAACTGCTGACGCCACAAATCAATCTAAAATGCCTGCGATTGGTATTCTTTATCAAACACTTGATCCTAACGGAGAAGGTGTTGCTGTCACTTTTGGAAGAGCAAATGGTCTCACAGGTGTTTCATCTTTTGTAAATGGTGAAAAATTGTATGTGTCAAATACTGTACCTGGTGGTTTGTCAAATGTGAAGCCATATGGACAATCCGATCTCATTCAAAACATTGGCGTTCTTGTGAATAATTCCGCGGGTGTTGTATTTGTGTCGGGTATCGGTCGTTCAAATGATATTCCAAACGCACAGTTGATTACAGACTACAATCAAATGAAGTATATCTATGTGAATGACATCAACAATGACATGAAGAAGATTACTTCGGCAAACTTGAACATTCCACTCACAACAGCTGTGAGCAGTTCAAGTAACTCTGCGGCAAATGCGGTAACTCTTCGGGGTGTGAGTGTGACCTCCGGTGGTGGTTTCCATGGCGACTTGACTGTTGCGGGAAATGTAACCGTTGATACAAACACTTTCAAGGTGGATGCCGAAGCTAACCGTGTTGGTATCTTGACCGCGTCACCAGGTCAAACCCTTGATGTGCGGGGTGCTGCGAATGTGGGTGCTTTGACAACTACATCCGCTTCAGTGACTGATACAACCCACTCCACATCCAAAGATACGGGTGTTCTTGTGGTGACCCGAGGTGGTCTTGGTGTGGAAGCCAACATTCACTCTACAAATGTTTTTGTGGCTTCTCACATTGCGGTGGGTACTTCCGCGACTACAAAGGCTCTCGATGTCCGAGGTACTTCAAATGTTGGGGTTTTTACAACACCTGATGCGACAGTTACAGATTCAACTGCGGCTACATCAAAAACCACTGGCGCTCTCAAGGTTACAGGTGGTGTAGGTATTCAAGGTGATATTCATGCGACACATGCCAACCTTGAAGATGTGGAGGCGGATAGTGTCACAGTGACTGATTCAACTGCGGCTACATCAACTAGTACCGGCGCCCTCAAAGTTACCGGTGGTGCCGGTATCCAAGGAGATATTTACGCCAATGATGGTCACTTTACGGCAGATGTGAGTGTTGGAAGTCTGTCAAACAAATACATTCCATATGCGAATGCGAGTAAAATACTTACAGATTCACATTTGCGCCAGGAAACTACTGGAACCATGGTTATAGCATCGGATCTTGAAATTTCTGGTAATTTACTTGTTCAAGGTAATACATCTATTGTATCTGCGAATAATCTGGTTGTTTCTGATCGTATCATTGATATAGCCAATAATAACCCCGACCATGACCTTGACATTGGTATTTTGATGGAACATCCAGGTCATAATATTGCCATTATTCATCACCCCGAAGACTATCTGTCACTTGGTTATACATCAAATGGGTATGGCGACACCCACATTCTTAGAGACTACTCCAATGAATTTACTGTAAATGTTTGGGGTTATGTCACTACACAAAATACAATAACTATTGTTCATAACGATTTACATGTTGAGTCTGGTAAAATTGGTGTGAATACAACCGATCCAACTGCGGATATTTATGTGGTTGGTAATGTCCATGTGACATCAAACATTAGTACGGCATCAAATGTTTTGATTACAGGCGATGCGGCAGCCACTTCAAAAACAACGGGTGCTCTTCAAGTCACGGGTGGTGCGGGTATTCAAGGAGCTCTTTATGGCGCGGCAGCTACTTTTGATGGTGTGACATCTGTTACTAATTCAACAGCTGCGACTGGTAAAACCGATGGTGCTCTAGTTGTAACTGGTGGCGTTGGAGTTTCGGGAGCACTTTACGGTGCTGCAGCTACTTTTGATGGTGTGACATCTGTTACCGACTCAACCGCAGCCACTAATAAGACTTCTGGTGCTCTAGTTGTGACGGGTGGTACAGGTATTTCCGGAGCTCTTTATGGTGCGGCAGCTACTTTTGATGGTGTTACTTCAGTGACCAATTCAACGGCTGCTACGGGTAAAACTGACGGTGCCCTTGTTGTAACTGGTGGCGTTGGAGTTTCTGGAGCACTTTATGGTGCGGCAGCTACTTTTGATGGTGTTACTTCAGTGACCAATTCAACAGCTGCTACGGGTAAAACTGACGGTGCTCTTGTCGTAACAGGGGGTGTCGGTGTTTCCGGAGCTCTCTATGGTGCGGCAGCCACCTTTGACGGTGTGACATCCGTTACTAACGCGACAGCTGCGACTGGTAAAACTGACGGTGCTCTTGTCGTAACAGGGGGTGTCGGTGTTTCCGGAGCTCTCTATGGTGCGGCAGCCACCTTTGACGGTGTGACATCCGTTACTAACGCAACAGCTGCGACTGGTAAAACTGACGGTGCCCTTGTCGTAACTGGTGGTGTTGGTGTTTCTGGAGATATCCACGCTACACACGCTAACCTTGAAGATGTTGAAGCGGATAGTGTTAATATTACAGATACAACCGCAGCTACTAATAAGACTACTGGTGCTCTTAAAGTTGCTGGTGGTGTTGGAGTTTCTGGAGCTCTTTATGGTGCTGCGGCTACTTTTGACGGGGTAACATCTGTTACTAATGCAACGGCTGCCACGGGTAAAACTGATGGCGCTCTCGTTGTAACTGGTGGTACTGGTATTTCAGGAGCTCTCTACGGGGCCGCAGCCACTTTTGATGGCGTGACTTCGATTACTAATGCAACCGCAGTGACAGGTAAAACCGATGGCGCCCTTGTTGTAACTGGTGGCGTCGGTATTTCTGGAGATATCCACGCTACACACTGTAACTTTGAAGATGTAGAGGCTGACAGTGTTAATATTACAGACACAACCCAAGCCACTTCAACGACTACGGGTGCTCTCACTGTGGTGGGTGGTATAAGTACACAAACTAATGTTCATGCAGCAAATGTATACATCTCAGGTGGTCTCATTACTAATCTGGGGCACGGTGTTACTAAGAAAACATACTCTTATTCTGGAACGATTGGTAATACAGAACAACCACATATAAATGTTTGTTTCACAAATGAATCGTTCAACGCCAAGATAAATGCTCAACTCATCGAAGGTGACGACGAAATAAGCACAATTTCATTTGATTGTTGTGGTGGCAATAAATCTGGAACACTTTCAGCTAGCGATATCCAGACGGGTTCAATTCAAGTATTTGGACCCGCAAGTACAAATCCATGGAGTTCTACGGTGGTGACTGATAAGAATACAGTTGCAATGAAACCAAGTGGAGCCATAGACACTTCTGGAGAGTATCACATATTTATTGAATACATTACAGGGAAGACAGCTGGGGCAGTTGCCAATGTTGTTCAGGATACCACGGAAAACATCGTTTTTGGCTACTAAAAAAATTATAGTATAATAACAAATGGCGGCTACGAATATCCAGTCATTTTCTGGGGATGTTGAAGTCTCTTCAAATCTTACAGTGGACACAAATACACTCCATGTGGATTCTGTTGCGGGGAGAGTTGGTATTGGTAAAACAAACCCAGCGTACGCAGTTGATGTTAACGGGACTTTGAATGCTACAAGTCTGTACCTGGGTGGCACCGAATTAGAAGGCAGTCCTTGGTCATCCAATAATTCAAATACTTACTATACAACAGGTGCTGTTGGTATAGGGACAGACTTTCCAAAAAAGGATCTCGAGGTCGATGGGACCTTTCGATTGAGTAATACGGCGTCGACGGGGGTAGTGGATTTTCTTGTAACCGGAGGATCTAATCCGACATACGCGTATACCACTGAGTTTTTAACAGGAGCCCCCACGGCGGCGTATGCGCGTTTTGGCTTCTCTTGCGCCATATCCAGTGACGGCAGTTATGCTGTACATATTGCACAAGGCGACACGTCAAAGTTTTTCAATAAATCCGGGTCATCGTACAGTGTAGCTTACACAGGTTCGGGTTCGCAGAAAGTTGTAATGTCGGATAATGGTTCACATGCGGTAACCACCGATTATGTCCAGCCCGGCAGTACCAGAGGTATAGCTTACGTTTATACAAGATCTGGATCATCGTGGAGTTATACACAGTCACTAGAAGCCCCCGGTCCTACCCCCAGTCAAGCCGATTCGTTTGGTTATGGTGCTGATATGAGTCCCAATGGTAGTTACCTTCTAATTGGGGCAAGGGGTGATCAAACTGTATCATCGAACCAAGCGGGTGCTGCTCATCTCTTCTATAGATCTGGATCATCATGGATTCACTCACATAAGTTTCAAAATCCATACCCCTCCCCATCCTTTGGTTTCGGATCTTCGTGTGCAATATCAGATAGTGGGACACATGCCGCAGTGGGATCGTGGACTTCAGATTTTGTCGCCTTTTATGAAAAAGTGGGATCAACATGGACATTAAGAAACACGTTTTACAATCCGAGTGGTGGTCACGAATTGAGTATGTCCAGTGACGGGAGCTATGCTGCGGAGTCGCAAACCAATGGTGGTAGCAGAGTCTGGGTATACCAAAGATCTGGAAGTTCGTGGTCTAATACTCAGTATCTAACACCCCCCGACGGGGCGCCAAGTTTTGGTTACCATCACTCTATGTCTAGTGATGGTAATACGCTCGTTGTCGGCACGACGGGGCCTTCTGGTGGCGTCTATGTCTACAACAGATCTGGAAGTACGTTCAGTTACTCGACTAAGTTTACCCACCCGGAGCCTGGTACCTCCTCCCCTACTACGTATCTAGGCAAATCAACTGCTGTATCTAGTGACGGTACATACATAATGGCCGGTGATATATTTCATCAACACAGCGGTTATAATGCCCAGGCTGGTACTGCGTATTTATGGACTGGTGAATCTAATCAACGACTCAACGTCAGCGCACCCATAGAAGCCGCCGGTACCCTTCTTTCCTTCACGGGTCAACACATCTGTTTCCCAGAGGGATCCATGAGCCAAGGACTGGTGGTCTCCGCCAACAAGAATAAGTATGTGACCCTGAACGGTCCACTGACAATGGGTGCTCGAGCAATCAAGTCTTCGGAGTCCCTTCCGATGGTGTCCCTTTCGAACGTTGCGAATGACTGTTCCGTCTTTGGTGTCGTAGATCACTTCGAAAATGGCGGAGCTTTGAGAACACAAGAATCTGGGGTGACAGTTGTTCACTCAGACAGGGAACTGGGTGACAATAGGGTTGTTGTGAACAGCTTGGGTGAAGGGGCTATGTGGGTGGCTAATACTAATGGTCCACTCGAGTCTGGGGACTATATAACAACTTCCAATATTGCCGGTTACGGTCAGAGACAGGATGATACTATAGTCCACTCTTACACCGTAGCGAAAATAACAATGGACTGCGATTTTGATCCAAAAGATGTTCCCATTCATGTCATTAAAAAGGGTGAAGATGGTTATAATGTTATGGACCAATACGGACGTATCCAATGGGAAGAAGATCCAGACCAAACTGAAAGGGAGTACAACATCAGATACCTCACAACCGATGGGGGTATTACCGATGAAGCCAATGCTGTTTGGAAGGCAGCCTATGTGGGGTGTACGTACCACTGTGGTTAAACAATGTCCAGCAATTCACGGTGTATCGCACAGTACCACCTTCCAAATCTTTTGTGTAGTGTGGATGTGTCCAGTACGGTGGAAATGCGATAGCTTGTCCCTTTTTTAATTTAATAGTTCTTCCCTGCTCAGGGAAACAAAAATCTCCACCTTCATAATCACCATTGAGAGCCACAACTACAGCCATGTTTCTCAATTCTGATGCGGGACACATCCCATTCCTGACTTTTTTGGTAAGACGACACCATCTTTGTGTTATCTTGTAGCACCTGTAATTTTTCGTAATGTAGGTGACATAAATCCATCCATCGTAATACCATACTCCTTTTCAAAGATTTCATAGAGTTTTACAATCATTTCAAAAGTCGGGTCACACACCTTCTTCGTGTCGTCGGAATTTCAGATTTCCATTGAATTCACACTATCCAATATAACGTTTGCGACTGGTCCGTAGTCTCTCTTCCCTTTACAGCGTATTTATTTGTCATCTCTATGAGATATTTACACTTCGCATCTGTAAATACACTGTCAAAAATAAATATACAGTCAGGTGGGTAACGGTGTCGTGACCCTTTACCCACACTTAAAAAAATAAAGTCTCACTATAATATAAAATGTCTGGTGGTATCGCCCAACTCGTTGCTGTCGGTGCTCAGGATGCGCACCTCGTCGGTAACCCCGAAATCAGCTTTTTCCGCTCTACCTACAAGCGTCACACAAACTTCTCCCAAACTGTTGAACGTCAGGTGATCCAGGGGAATGTGTCTGCCAACGGTATGTCCACTGTTCGCTTCGAACGCAAGGGGGATCTCCTCAACTATGTGTACCTTATGCCAATCAAGGGTGATGGTGTTGGTGCCAACACTTTCAACACAGACTGGTCCACTGTAATTTCTAAGGTCGAACTCCTCATCGGTGGACAGGTCATCGATGACCAGGATGTCACCTATTCTTCCCTCATTGCTCCAACTCTTTCCGCGTCTAACACTTCAAAGTCTGTGTCTGGACAATTGTACAATGGTATTAACAATGCCCAATTCTACCCACTTCGCTTCTTCTTCTGTGAAAACTGGCAATCCGCACTTCCATTGATTGCTCTTCAATATCACGATGTTGAACTCCGTATTACATGGGGTGCCAACGCCGCGGGTAGCAAGTGGGAAGTCTATGCGAACTATGCGTACTTGGACACAAATGAGCGTGAATGGTTTGCAGGTAACCCACAAAACATGATCATTACTCAAGTCCAAAAGGCAACTGCTTCTGCGGCTAAGATTCAAGAACTCAACTTCAACCATCCAGTCAAGTATCTCGCCGCCGCGAATGCCTCTGGTGTCAATATTCTTGGTGATGATGGTACAACCGATAACAAGCTTAAGCTTCAAATCAACGGTACCGATGTTGCCGACTTCAAGTTTGCCAATCCAAACTTCTCTACCGTGGCTCTCTATTACCACACCACAAACGGCACCTCAACCGTTGCCAGTGATTCCACCGAAAAGTTGTTCTTGTACCCATTCTGCTTGGAAACTGGTAAGCTCCAACCAACTGGTACTCTCAACTTCTCCCGTCTTGATTCCGCTCGCATTGTGAACGATCTCAACAACTCCAATGATGATATTTACGCCGTGAATTACAACGTTCTCCGCATTGAGAACGGTATGGGTGGCCTTTTATATTCTAACTAATTAATAAAACACATGTGGAACCTTGTTTTCCTCCTCGCTATCGTTTTTGTATTGACGTACGATCCAAAATCCAGGACACTTGAAAAGTTTGTTGGTCAACCAACACCGCCAACTCAAAGATCCTGTGAACCTATGCATTACGAAGCCGTTCAATTTGCTCAAAGCCCCTATGAATGTCCTCCTCCAGGAAGAACTCGGATGGGTGTCCTTACTTAAAAAGATAATTCACATATAGACTATAATGATTCCAATGGACCGCGAAACTCTTATGATGATTGCCACAATCGTGGCCATTGCTGGTGTTATCTTCCTTTTCAAGGAAATGAACAAAGCCAAACAAGATGTTGAAAACCTCAAGAATTTCTCAGCCCACCTCGTTCAACGACTCAGTGCTCCCGAAGATCGTACTCCAGAACCTGAGCCAGAAGTGGAAGCTGATGCCGAAGAAAAGAAGGAAGAATAATCATATCCGCTTATTATAACTTGCGAATGCGCAATGAAAAAATACAAAGCTATAGCGATACCGGTCAGCTTTGCTGACGATAAGCCCAAATTCCTCACGGTGAGGGATCGGCGCTTCAAGGATTGGATTTTTGTTACAGGAGGATGTAGACGGCGGGAAATCTTCAATCCACTCCGTTGTGCTCTTAGGGAACTTGAGGAAGAGACTCGTGGTGTAGTGGCCCTCAAAAATGGAGAGTACACAGAATTTAAGTTTACAGTAAAAGAAAGTCCAACTGTGGATCTTGAATATAATGTATTCATCTTTTTTGTAAATTACAACAGAACTGAACAGCACGCACTTGTTAAGAAATTTTACGAAGAAAAGCAAAAGACAAATCTTAAAAAGATACAAAAACAACCAATAAAGAAAACTTTTGATGAAAACGATTACATGAGTTTTGATACACTCGAAGAGTTTAACTCACGTAAGCGATGGAAACTAATTATTGATAATGTTCTTAAAAATCCTGAATTTTATTCGTGTGTGACTTCGCTCAATAGAAAAACCTTCTCTATTAAATAGAATGAAGTCCAAAGCTTACATTTTAATGCAGATTGGAGAGCTCCTAAAAAAGAACCGTGGATTGTGTGACGAGGAAGTGGAGTGGTGGGTCAAAGATAACGAAAGTAAGACGGTCTATGAACTTTTGACCTTTAAAAAGGAATTGTCTCAGACACAAGAGTATCCAGATGTATCTTGTATGAGATGGTTTAGAGGGGAGGAGCAATAACAAGGTATGTTTAAGAGGTGGTGCGCCCAACAAAAATTTAATAATGCAACCAATCTATCACATGTGCTCATGGACGGAGGGGTCCTTTCCGTGCCTTTTGATAGATTGAATGAATTTCATGAGAAGTGTATCGAAGCCATAAAGAGTGGTGAAAAGATCTCTATCGTCGAACAAAAGAGCGAAAAATACAACTTCTTTGTGGATATCGATTACAAAGATGAGAAAGCTCTCACACTTGATGAAATACAGGATATCTGTAAAATCATTTGTGACAAAGTTAAGAGACATGGTGGTAAAGATTGCTTAATATGTGTATCAAAACCCAAAAAAGCTGGTGAGTACATAAAAAGTGGTGTTCATCTTAACTGGCCAGATTTTGTATTGGATCAAGTTTCAGCTCTAGCTTTGAGAGAACACATTCTTGTGGCACTTTCTAAGGCTAAAGGTGCTACAGATTGGAATGATATCATTGATTCTGCTGTATATGGATGTGCACACAGAAAGACAAAGGGTAGTGGTTTTCGTATGCCATGGTCTCACAAGATAGCAAATCATAAACCATGTGGTGGTAAAGGGTGTTCAGAATGTCATATGGGTAAAATTATTGAAGCTCCATATCTTCCAGTTTTCATATATAAACATGGACCTCTCAGTACACTTTTGAGAATTGATCAACAACCAGATCTTGATATTCTTAAAATGTCTTCAATTCGAACTGAACAACCTCAACACATAACTATAGATCCACCTTCTTCAGTTATCAAAGAGGGATCATTTTCCGATGCTCAAACTAAAGATGAACTTCATGACGATGAAGCTAAGGATATGATTGAAGAATTCATACAGAAAAATATGGAAGGTCAAGGAATGGCAATTGTAAAGAGTCTTTTTAAACACAAAGATACATATCTTGTAGCTACAAATTCTAAATATTGTGAAAATCTCAAGAGAGCCCACAATTCAAATCATATATGGTTCCACATTAGTGGAAAAGTGATTGCTCAAAAGTGTTTTTGTCGTTGTGAAACTATCAGAGGACGACGAGATGGTTTTTGTAAAGACTTTTACGGTCGAAAACACGAACTTCCACCAAAGGTGATTGAAAGGTTGTACCCAAAAAAGGAGGATCTTAAAAAGTGTCCAGAAATCAAGAAATTTGAAGAAAAACCAAAAATTAAACAGACAGATGTTAAACCACATTTAGAATCATTCATGCGAAGATGTATGAAGTGTCCAGAAGATATCCGTATTGTAAGCATTTCCAGGCAGAGGAACGATTTTGTAGCACTGACAACTTCTAGTTATTGTGAAACTATAAACGGTGAGCACCAAGGGGTAACAATGTCTTACATTATCAAAAACAAGTGTATCAGGCAGAAGTGTCCAAATTGTAAAAAGAATACATCTAGAACACATAAATTGAGTGGTAGTGTCATAGAATCTCTTAAATTGTAATAAAAGATACTTAAAAAGCAAAATACTTTATTTATTTAAATGGTGACAACCAGAACACGATCGGGGAGACAGATAAAGAAACCTGAATTGTATGAACCAGAAGAAACCGTTTTGGAGGATGATTACGCAGAAGACGATCACGATTCTGATTTTGGTTCAGACATTGATACAGAAGATGAATATTATTCAGATGATGACAGCGAAGACGATGACGATGAAGGTAGCTTGAAGGATTTTGTTGTTGACGATGACGAAGAAGATGAAAGTGAGGAAGAAGATGCTTAAAAAAAACACTTAATATATTAAAAAATGGAGACTGATATTGGAAATCCGATTGATTATGATCCACATAACGATCCATTTACAGAAAAAAAGGAAAAGGAAGAAGACAGTACACCAATCATGTATCAACAGGAACAATCGGTACATGAGCAGCCATTTTACTACAATCCTTCCGAATCGATGTATCCACCACAAAACTATCACTTAGAACAAAGTAAAGGCGACTTTTTATCAAATATAGATAAGTCCGTTTGGATCATCGCATTTGCGGTATTCTTATTGGGCTTTTTCATGGGGAAAACCATGCAACCAGTCATACTCAGATACGCCTGAGTAACCAACGAACGTACCAATATCTCCATAAATTGGTATAATTTTTCCACTGATATCCCGATCCATAACCTGTGATGGATATGTTGGGATAATGAACGCGTCTCGAGTATCTTCAATAAACCCCTTTGCAGTTGAAGGTGGTTCTACCTTCTCCCTTTTGTTTTTTAAATCCAATGTAAATTTCGGTTCAAAAAACAAAATAAAGAATGCACTAGTCAAAATGATCGCGATTATTACACTTAACATTTTGTTTAAAATTAATGAATATTTTTTATTTACGCGGACGAAACTTCTGGCTCACCTTCTTCCTTGGTCTCTTCAACTTTAGCTTCGGTTGAGGCTTCTTCCTCACGCTTCTTGCGTCGCTCCTCAATTTCGGCAGCAACGATGGCATCAGCTTCCTTGACGAGTTCTTCCATTGGTGCTTCTGGCTTTTCCTTCTTGAGGCGCTCAATAACTTCAGCTGGGTGACTGACGGGAGCTTCATCTGGCTTGGTGTAGAACATCGAGTTTTCATCACCTGGCTTGAGGTAAGACTTGGCTTCCATCATATCTCTCTTGCGTTCGTTGAAAAGTCTTGCCGCATCAGCTTGGTTTTGCTTGTAACCAGACATGATTTCTTCAAGCTTTTCGTTTTGGTAGTGAACATCTTCAATCTTGAGTGGATCTGGTGGAATCAAAAGCCACTTGTACATGTCCACGACGTAGATATCGAAGGTTGGGTCTTCCTTTTGAAGACGCTTCGCGTGAGAAGCAGCTTCATCGCGGGAAGCAAAAGCGCCTCTGATCTTGATGCCAAACTTATCATTCTTTTGTGGTGCTTCTGGACCCACAACGGAGAGACACGCGTACAATTGACCTGGGACGGTGGTGTAATCTTGTTCGAGAGACATATTATATACTATCTAGTCAAGAAAACTTTAAGCCAGCTTAAAAGTTTAATAATAGATACATGTAATGAGAACGTTTTGGGATAAGCAACCAGTTCCACAAGATGGTCAGAATTATGAAGGCGGAAAAGAAATTGAAAAGGAACGCGTTGTGGTGGAAACTCCTCGTGAACTTCCCGAAGGATTTGTCTGGTGTGAACCAGAATTAAAAGAAGCACACACACTAATCAGTGAATATTATGTTTGTGACGAAACATTCAGATTAAGTTATTCTTTTGACACTTTTAAATGGGCCGCTGAAGCACCTGGATACAAAAATATTGGTATTCGGGAAAATGATACAAATGATCTCATTGGATATATTTCAAGTGTTCCAATTAATGTTCGTGTTGAAAACAAAAATATGAAAATGGTTCAAATTAACTTTTTATGTGTTCATCCGAAACACAGGACTAGAGGGTTTGCTCCATTATTGATAAGTGAGATCAAAAGAATCGCAAACACCAATGACGTTTGGCAAGCCGTTTACACAGCTGTGACAAAAATACCAACCCCAATAACAAAGTCTTCATATTGGCATCGATTTCTGAATGTAAAGAATCTTATGAAAACTGGTTTTTACAAAACCGATCGATCCAGAGAGAAATATTTTGAAGTTCGGGGAAATTCTCAATTTAGACAGATGAAAAGTAAAGATGTTCCAAAAGTTACCAGAATATTACAAAATTATTTCAAAAAGTTCAAAGTTGCTCCAGTTATAAACAAAGAATGGGTAAAGCATTGGATACTTCCAATTCATTCTTATGTAAATGATGAAAATGATGACTTCATTTCATTTTATGACATTCCATATGATCGCGTAGACGGTACTGGAACTATAAAACAAGCATACGCTTTTCATATCGTGGGTGACGTATACAACGACGCATTTTTAATTGCTAGAAATCTTGGATATGATGTATTTAATACATTGGATGTTGGTCATGATAATGATTCTCTTGAAAAGTTAAAATTTATAAAGGGTACTGGAAGTGTATATTACTACCTATTCAACTGGCTTCCAAATTCTTCTATCTCATTAGAAGATATACAACTTAAGTTACCTTAAAAAATACAATCTTTAATGAATTATGGAAGAGATCCGCCGTAACCACAATGACACCAAAAGGGAGCTCATACACTGGGTAACCCAAAATGGTCATCAGATTTTGGACGTTGGGTGTGGTTTTGGTGGCGATCTTCAAAAATGGCATAAATGTGGAGCAAATATGAGTATGTGTGATCCAGAACCATCAGCCCTTGTTGAAGCCAGGTCGCGAGCAAAAAATATGCATATGAGGGTGAACTTTTATGAAGGTGATATTCATAATTGTCCAAATAGAAAGTTTGACATTATATGCTACAATTTTTCACTTCATTATATTTTTGAAACAAGAGAAAAGTTTTTTAGTTCAATCAAAGAAATTAAGAAGCGAATGAAACCCGGAGCAAAACTTATTGGGATTATACCAGATTCTGAAAAGATAATATTCAAAACACCGCTCAAAGATGAGATGGGTAATTTCTTCCTCATGAAGACACACGGTAATGGTGGGTTCGGTGAAAAGTTATTTGTAAATTTAGTAGACACACCATTTTACGCAGATGGTCCAAAATCTGAACCAATAGCTTACAAAGACCTTCTTGTCACACATTTAGAAGAAATAGGTTTTACATTAGAACTCTGGGAAGGTCTTACAGGAAATCCCATATCAGAACTTTATAGCAAATTTATCTTTGTATATAAGAGATGATCGCGTTCATTTTATTGATTCTCATAAATGCCTATATACTTATGAACACACGCGAACCACAGGAGTTTGTGGAAGTCAAAGAGAAATATCAGACTCTCAGGAAACATCTAGCCGAGACAAACCACCCCAAATATCAAATGCTTACCAGGTGTTTACCAATTACTGGTGTAAAAAGAATGAATGGTACAGTTGGCTACAACACAAACAAGGGTCAGGAAATAGCTCTCTGTCTCGATGGTACACCAAATGAAATTTTCCACGTTCTCATTCACGAATTGGCGCATTGTACAGTTGAAGAGTATTCACACTCAGATGATTTTTGGACCAACTACATAGAACTTCGTGACATTTGCGTTAATTTAGGAATATATGAAAAGATACCCGAACGAACAAAGTTTTGTGGTCAACACATCCAAGATAAATAATATTCTCAACTTACTCTAAATGAAAACACCAGTAAGTGTTCTCCTTATGGTTATTTTGTACTGGCTTGCCATATATGGCATAAGTCTAGTTCCACATATGACTGAAAACTACAACCTCAATCTTGTGTGGATGACCGTAATTGTACCAAATGTTCTTCGGTTAATTGTTGGAAGTATTCCACGTCTCGCCGTAGATCGATTGTTCTTTTTGTCAACGAGCATAATTGCTTTGATAATTACATTCGCCGTAAATACACTTTGGGGTGATACTAGGGAAGCTGTAGAAAAATACGGAAGTGACAGAAGCAAGACACTTAAATTGAGTGCCTTGCTCATGACAGCGTTTGCGACAGGAGCTTTGATTACCTATTATGCGGGTATTGATAATTCAATCTATAGTAATATGGGTTGGGAATCAAACAATGCTTTTTAAGGCTTAACAAAGTAATCCTTGGCAATGTAAAAGACGATAGCCGCAACCAAACCTGTTGAAGCCAAGCCAACCATGCTTCGGGCACCTTGTTCATTAAGGAACTTTGGAACTGAAGTGACTAGCTTGTCTTGAACTGGCTTAGACACCGCGAGAGCCGCCGCAGCACCAGCAACGAGCGCGATCATTTGATCATCGGTCAAATTAAATGGATTTTTGCTTTCTGGTTTCGCCTCTTGTTGTGGCGCCGCATAAGCACCCTGAGGTTGTGGGGCGGTCATTTGTGGCATCATCCCTTGCATCCGAGGCTCTTCACTCATCATTGGTGGCTCCAACATGATATCGTTAATTGGTGTAGAGTCCATGGTCTGTTTATTTTGACTCACATTTTTTTCGGGTTCCGAAAACGCTTCACGACCTGGTGGTCCACGGTTAACAAAGTTTGTGGTTGGATTATCATTAAGTGCTACCATACCATCGCCGTTGTCAGAAAGGTTCAATGTATTTATATCCGTGGACATTTAGTATAGTTCAATGTTTTTGAGAAATGTAAGTGACGCAGCCTGTATTAGAGAAATCAATTGATACGAAATTAAGAATGGTTGATTATGTTCAACAGCCATTAATTACATATATCGGTAATAAAAGAAAACTTGTTCGTTTTATAGAAGATGTTGTCAAAGAATTGAATCCCAAAAGTTGTGTCGATGCTTTTTCGGGATCTGGTGTTGTTTCAAGAATGTTACTTACACACTGTGAAAAACTGTATGTAAATGATTTGGAAAAGTACTGTGAAGTTCTTTCTCATTGTTTTTTAAAGACACCTTCCTGGGCTGATCAAGATGATATAACTCATCACATAGAAGCTATGAATAGCTGTCCAGACAAAGTTGGATTTATATCCGAACTTTATGCTTCCGACGAACGTCAATTTTATACCCCAGAAAATGGAAGACGAATTGATGGTATGTTGGATTACATTAAAAACTCCGTTCCAGAACAATTAAAACCATATTGTCTTGGTCCTCTCCTGGTAAAGGCAAGTATTCACACAAATACGTCGGGTGTATTCAAAGGTTTTCACAAAGGTGGGTGGGGTGGAAAGGGAGGACACGCAGTTGATAGAATAACAAAAAGGATAGAAGTTGAACCACCTGTATGGATCGAACCTGGTAAAGATGTAACTGTGTGTCGTCAAGATGCGTGCGACTTTTTGAAAGATCTTCCAGAAGTTGATCTTATATACCTTGATCCACCATACAATCAACATCCATATGGTTCAAATTATTTTATGTTAAACTTGATTTGTACAAACGAAAGACCTCATACAATTTCAAAAGTATCAGGTATCCCGGGAAACTGGAACAAAAGTCAGTATAATTATAAAAACAAAATCAGAGATGCTATGGAACTTACCTTAAAACTAGCAACCGAAAAAGCTAAACATACCTTAGTGTCTTATAATAATGAGGGTTTCATAACACCTAAAGAGTGGGAAGAACTCCTCAAACCATACAAATATAAAAAAATTGAAATTGACTACTCATGCTACAAAGGCAGTCGTAATCGAAAGAATCGTCCTAGTAAAGTTACAGAATATCTATTTGTTATTTCGTCTTTGTAATCTTAAGATTTGTTTTCTTTGTAGCCTTTTTGGCGTCATCTTCCTTATTTTGAAGATACTTTGGATTGTACATCTTTTGATGAAGTCTCCATAGGTCTGGGCTACCAACCCTAAAGTTTTTGCGAAGTGAAGCCTTGTACCAAAATACACAATCCTGTATTTTATTAGATTTAACTGTATTATCTAGGACTAAACACTCATAGTTCTCAGTGCAGGCATCCATCACCTTATTGAACATATCAAACGTCGGAAAGATACCAAAGAAGCTTTTATAGAGTTTTTCTCGGTTTTGTATGATGTTTTCCCTGAGTACAAACACATAATCTACATTTGCCCGCAACGCTGGTGGAAGATCCATCACATACTGCATCGTAAGCATGAAGAAGATCTTCCAGTGGCGTCCATTCATAAAACATTGACGGATACATGTATCCTTGAGGAACTTACTGTCATACATACAATCATCAAGAAGCATGAAAGCGCCACAATTTGTTTTACCCGCACCCACCAATTTACGCTGCCTGGACATTACTCGTTCTATCGCATCTCTGTCATAGTCACCGTACACAAACAAATCGGGAACAAATTCTGAATAAAAGTGATTACCTTCTTCTGTACCAGACAACACAATTCCGGCTGGTAGGTGTTTCTTGTAGTACATAATGTCCTTAACTAGGGTCGACTTCCCTGTGTTACGTTTCCCCACAAAAACACACACCCGATCATCTGACATGGTTTCGGGTTTGAATTTCCTCAATTGAAGATTCATTCTACAGTAGTGTTCCGTTTTATTTAGCAAAATTTTACTCACATAATGTAGGAATGTCAGGTCGCTTAAGACTTGCCGCCACTGGAGTCCAAGATCAATGGCTCACAGGAGATCCACAATTTTCGTATTTCCTGATGAACTTCAAGAGACATACAAAGTTTGCCATAGATTACGTTGAAAGCCAATTTGATGGTGACGTAGATTTTGGTAAAAATGTTATTTGTCGTGTACCAAACGATAAAGGTGATTTAGTTAGAAATATGACTTTAAAAGTCACCCTGGACGACCCATCACCTGGTGGTGACGAATGGTCACCTTCTATTATATCACATTTGGTAGAAAGTGCTGAACTTTTAATTGGTGGACAAACAATTGAAAAGATTACCGGTGAATACATTTACATACATCAGCAACTTCACAATACAGATGATGACATTGATCAAACGCTTTACTTTCTGAATGGGCATAGTAATGTTTTAGATCATTCTGGTGATTACACATATTTTATGGATCTTCCATTTTACTTTTACCGTAATCCAAGCCTGGCTATACCAACGTGTGCTTTGACAAAACAACTTGTTGAAGTTAAAATAAAATTGAGACCACTTGAACAACTCATAAGAGGTGGTGCTTCTGTTGGTGTATCAGCAAATATCAAAAAGTTTTCGCTAGATACAGAGTTTGTATTTTTAACAAACATAGAACGAAACTTTATGATGTCCAGACCATTAGACTATGTTATCACTCAAGTTCAAATGTCAAAGTTTCTCATGAAAGCTGGTGAAAATACTAAATCTGTGATGTTAAACTTTGTTCATCCAGTAAGAGAACTTTTCTTTGTATCACAATCAGAAGAAGCCGTAAGAGACAATCACCCAAATAGATACAATACAATTACTAATGTGACACTTAAATTTAACAATACAACTGTTTTCAACAGAGACAACATTTTCCTTGTATACGAACAAGCTTTGAAACACCATGTAAACTCACCTTACAACCACGGTTCTTCTTACAATTATCTTAAATCCGACTTTGCTTCTTATAGTTTTGCTCTTCAGCCAGAAGTTCATTACCCAACGGGACAGGTCAATATGAGCAGAATTTCACACAAACTCCTCACAATAGAAATAGACCCAATTAATGGTAGTGATAATAACAATACCCGTGTATACGCCGTAAATTATAATGTCCTTCGTGTTGACAGTGGAATTGCTGGTTTAAAATTTTAGAATCCTATATTAGTAATGGCTGGTCGTGTACAGCTTTTAGCATCTGGACCCCAAGACAGGTTTTTTACCTCGGATCCAGACTATACATACTTTTTGCAAAGTTTCAAAAAACATTCAAACTTTGCAAGAGAATACGTAGATATAGATCCAGAGAACGCAGTGAACTTTGGTGGAAAAGTCAGATTCAGAATAGCTCAAAATGTTGGCGATGTATTGAACACTCTCAGTGTAAAAGTAAAACTTCCAGAAATAGATACAAGTTTTTTTGGATACATTGATTCAGTTGGTCACGCGCTCATTGAATATGCGGATCTCATAGTTGGAGGTAAAATTATTCAGAGAATACCAAGTGATTATCTTCAAATATATTCCGAACACTATGTTACACAAACAAAACAGCGAGCATTGGAGTTTTTGATTGGTAAATATCCAGAGAGAGCAATTGGTAATCGCGTGTCGGACAGAGAAATATTGAGTCACCTCGGTACTTCTGACGCAGTTCAACAGTGTTTCGTTGATTTACCATTTTACTTTTATAATAATCCCGAACTCGCTTTACCACTTTGTGCCATTAAGAATCAAGAAGTTGAAGTTGAAATAAAACTTAGAAACTATATAGATCTTGTGGTTAAAGTTGATGGCAGTAAACCAGCGTTCACTGAAGAACTCAAAATATTAAACTTTCAACTTTGTGCGGAAGTTTCTTTCCTCGATCCATGTGAAAGACTTAAAATAGAAAACGAAAAGAGAGATTATACGATAACACAGATTCAACAAAATACATTTGACATAGCTCAAAACAAACAAACGGGTACATTTAATTTAGATTTTGTAAACCCTGTAAAAGAACTTTACTTTGTTATTCAGAGACAAGGGGATATTGGTACGGGTGAAGGAGAGTTTATAACACCATTTGATTATGATAACACACTTGCTGACACAGGTGGAAAGTACATTTTATATGAAAATCTTGATTATCTCACACTGGATCTGGATGGTCAACCAATAATTACTCAAGAAACTGGGAATGTTATATTTTTGAAAGCTGTTCAGGCAGCGATTCATCATTCAAAAACACAACTTTTGAGAAGATTCTATTCCTATAGTTTTGCCCTTGAACCAGAGAAGTGGTATCCAACTGGTCAAGTAAACTTTAGTCTCGTAAAAGATCAAATCCTAAACCTAAGTCTCACTCCATGTACAGATTATGCTAGACAAATTCGTGTTTACGCTTTGAGTTATAACATTTTGCGTGTAGGTGGGGGAACTGCCAAGACTATTTTTGACGTTAAATACTAAGAAAGATGATGAAAACTGGTTTTGGTGAATCCTCAGGAGCTTACGAAGAATCACAGCAAGAGGCCCTTTTTGGTATTCTTCTACCAGTACTCGAAAGAAGTATGATATTGGCAGCAGAATATTCAAAGGCGTGTGGTCGTGATACAGTACTTGGTGAAGATATGGAATACGCCATCAAGTATTGTGTGATGTACACGGTTGGACAAAACATTGGTTCTATTTGCCCAGAAATTTACGATGAAGAGTCTTCGGATGAAGAAGATTTGGAAGAAGTTGATCCAAATGAATGTCCTTCATTTGAAAGATATTCAGGAGAAGATCCAACATTTAAACAAATGAATGAAGCCTACGATCGTTGGGACAGCTGGGTTCCACAAAGTCCGGTAGAAGAGATGTTAAAAAATGCTATTAATAGTAATGAGTACATCGGATCTGGAGGGATGGACGAATTCTGAATATAAGTCATTCAAAGCTACGGATGACTCTGACAGTAGTACCGATGGAGATTCAGATGATGAAGAGGAGCAAATTTTTGCTAAATCATCGGTTGTCAGGAAACCTACATATAAGAAGATTGTTCAGAAGGAGGAATTGTTACCAGAGTAAAAAATTTTCCCAAGGTATAGTATAAAACTCTCACCATGGCTGACATGACCGCTCAAGCTCTCAAGACTGTTAACCTCGTTACCCAAGAATTGGAAACCCAATCCCTCAACGCGATTGTTGCGGGCTTCTCCTTCGCTGCGGCGATGAGCTGGATGGACTTGGTCCGTTGGGTCATCCAACAAGTTGTTAAGGTGCCAAAGAACGGTGGTACCCAGTACACCCTCACCGCGATCTTGACCACCTTGTTGTCCATTGCGGTCTACATGGTCATCTCCAACATCTCTACCCGTGTTTCCAAGCCAGCGCAACCAGTCTTCGCGATTACTCGCTAAGTTTTGGTTTTCGTCTCATGAGAAACATTAGGACAATTCCAACGAAAATAATTAAACCAATGGAAATGTATTCAGTTTTCCAATCATAAGTATTCGCAACAATTTCTGGAATACTTATTTTTGGCTCTTCAACTTCATCCTTTATATTTTCAAGTGGAACTTTTGGAAGTCCTTCGAGTTTGTCTGTAGAACATGTAATTTCAAATTTCAAAATGTGATCTTGATTTCTAAAATCATATGGAACTAGTCTTCCATGACTCATATAAAAGAAATCAATTTGAATATCTTTTATGTATTTTTGAGGACCTTTATAGAATTCGTGTGTGAGTGGATCATCGGCGTGGTGATAGTTTATAAAGTCTGTACCATTTAAGAGAATATGACCTGTATAAAAGGGTGATACGGTATATACAGTCTTTGTAAATTCATCGGATCCAGATGTAAGGCGAATAATCAAAGAGTTTGGTCCTTCCAAATTGATCGCTCCAGAGACAATACTTGTACCAGCACTTGGATTTTGCGATGAGAATCCCATAACTTGATGAGGAGTAGTCGCAGCTGTATTACTTAAATAACCATTTGTTCCATCAAAAAACTTTAATGTAAATGTGTTACTAGCTACTGTATTAGAAAATGTAAGAGCCTGTGTATCTGAATCAAAAACAACCGAATCTATACATGTAAGCGGTGGTTGCATTTTAGTATCCAAGTCTGAAGCCAACGCCGAACCATCTGCATAATTAGTTTCGTCTAGAGTTACTTCAATTAAATCATTTGGAGCACCAGAGTCATAAATACTAAAAGTTTTATTTGTAGTACATGTAGTCAATTGGGGAGTTGGTATACGCGCGGAAATCAATTTAATTTGGGTGACATCATAGATTGGTTCTTTGAGTGTCACAACATAGCTATTGGCTAGGGGGTGTACATTAGTGTCCCTTTCACCTGAATCTATGTCAAGGGTATGAACCTTCATTAAAATATAGGCACAATATTTTAATGATTGTTTTTGTGTATAAATCGGGTAAAAATCTAATAAATGTGATGGGCCAATGGGTTGTTCTGGAGTTGTCTCTTCGCAATATCAAGGCTTCTTGAGTTTGGATTTTCATTACCCTTGTAAGCGTTGAATTGGTGGAATGGTTTTTGTTGGTACTGCTGAGTCCAACCACCATTTGGAGCGGCAAATCGTCCATCAATGCGAGAAGTGTCGCTACGAACCGCGGTGAGGGAACCACCTTGCTTGAGAGCACTCTCTCGGACATTCATGCGGCCTGGGTTACCCATACGATTCGCCTTACCTCTGCGATCTTCTGGACGGAAGCCATATTTCATCAACTCTTCGTTATTCTTTGTAGTAATCTGAGCAGCCGCACTGGTCTCATAAGCACCGCGGAAGTTGGTAATACCTGGCGCCGCGTGGCTGTAGTGAGCAAATTGTGTATCGTTGCGATCGCTCTTGAAGCGAGTTGGATCTTGTGGCAATGTTTGTGCTGAAACAAAACGTTTGGCGCCATTGAATCCCAAACCATCGGCACGGTGACCCGTTTCGGAACGGTTGGTTGTTCTCTTGGTCTTTTCATGTTCTTGTCTTGGAACCAAGCCAGACATACCCTGGGCACGTCCAGGCATAGTTGGAAGTCTGGATGGCAAGAAAGCTGTAGTTTCTGGCTTATTGTGGGTAAGTTCACCAACAACGGCTGATCGACCACCTGTAAGATCGAAGGCTGGACCAGATCGGCCTGGAAGAGTTGTGAGTCGGTATTCACCAACATTCACTGGGTTAACTCTAAACATCTGCTGATAACCACCAGAAGCTGGAGTTTCGGCACTGAGACCCAAACCTGGACCAACCATTTGCTTTTCAATTGGTGAAAGGTTGTTCATACGACCCGTGTCATACATACGATTTCTCATATTGAGAATTTCTTGACCTCCACTACGTTGTTGATAGGCAATATCCGCGAAACTTTCCATTTCTCTTTTAGTTGGTATTTCCACACGTGGTTCAAATTCATTTTCAACAAATTCAGGTACATCATCAAACATAGTCTGTGGTTCCTGTATTGGAGCTTCAGTAATAGGCTGGTTCACCTGTTCTTTTGGTGGTTCAGGTTTATTACTCAATGCTCGACCGGCAAAAACTAATCCAGCAATAGCTGCGAGCGAAATGGGATCTGCCATTCTTATTTTTTAGTAACATTTTTATTAGCGTATCTTTGCTGGAAGAGACCGTTCTGGAGTTCCGCTCGGGTACTCATTGGTTCATAGCTAAGAGTGCGAAGTGGAACTTTACATTCCATGTTTGTGAGTGGGAAGAGGTTGCGTTCATATGTTGGAACAACAACTCTGCCGAAGCGGGTAGTAGATTGTGGGCGAAGTTGGTCACTCACATCAATGTACTGCGCTGGAGCACCCTTGCCAGCCATGTATGGAGCTGTTCCATACAACATGGTGTTTGGTCGGCAGTCGCCACAGTTCAAAGAACTGGGCTGAGGGTACACAAAGACTTCTTCAGTCGCTTTCACTGATGGGAGCGCACCTGCATTTTGAACTATCGCAAGACCAGGTTGGAGCTGATATGCCATATTTACTATTACATAAGAATATTTATATTAAGCTGGGGCAATTCCATGACCTCGATGAGAAACTCGGCTATCACCTGCGGGATCGAGACCGCCAAACGCTTCGAGTTGAACACCTCTCATATTTGGATTACACATTTCTGGGTTGGTTCTACAAATTGGGGCATTCTTTTTACCATAACACCATTCAGCAAAAGCAGTTTGGTCCCCTGGTATTTTTGAAACTGGAGCGGTTACAAATTGACGCTCAAACAAATTTCGCTTAGCAGAAACCGTTGGTGATCCAGATCGACCACCGTCATATGGTATTCTGTTACCTACATAGCGATTAACTTGAGTTTTTACTGATGGATAATAACATGCTTCAAGACGATTTGGGGCGTCTGTGTAATCTGTCATAAGAACATTACCCATTGGGTTGCTTTCCGTTGGCAACTGGCACCCATTTTTTCCATTAATATCATAAGGTTCCTTAATCATTTTAGATTTGTACATAACATAAAGAACGCTGAGAACGGTTCCACCAAGAACGAATATACGTGGATCTCTGCGTGTAAGATAAATGATACAAGTCGCATAAATTATAAATCGCGACGCTGTATTAATTCTTTCCGCTGGTGTCTGATCGCGGTTTGGCCAGAATTGTGTAACTTGATCAGCCCTAACTAGCTGCTGAGGATCGTCAAACCAAGCCTTCATTTAGTATAACATGAGGTTTATTTTTTTGGAAGACTACCAAGCATACTGCCCATCATCTTCATGAGAGCGTCTTGATCAATTTCGCCACCTTCGGTTTGCATCTTGTCAGCGCAGTCCTTCGCAATGGTTTCAATAAGACCAAGTGTTTCTGCTGGAATAGCCGTAATAGTTGTACCAAGCATGTATAGAGTCTGGAGATACTGCCATGTCGCAGCCTTAGTATTTTCGCTCATTCGGCTCCAGTAACTCTTGATGTTGAGATCCTTCAACAATTCAATCTTTTCAATTTCTTCAAGAAGGAAGGACTCATCCTTCGCAGAGATCTTATCGGCGTAAGGTGTAACACCCTTCATGAAACCATCGACAATGAGTCGTGGGTTTGTTTGCTTGAGCATCTCAAAAGATGTAGTCATCTTCTTGATACCCTTTTCCTCTGGAAAAGTCTTGTGCAATTCCACAAGAAATTGGGAGAGCATGTCGTTAAACGCAGTGACAGACGCCATTTTCTTATAACTGGGGTTTAATCTTTAAGTTTAAAAAGGGTCAGTAGAGATAGCCTCTTTCTGACCAAGACCGTTAGAAACTATGAAATAAACAAGGATCGCATTAAGAACAGCAGGCTTTGTGTACTTGTTAAGTTCCAACTTACCTTCGTTATTGAGTTGAGCCTTGAGGTGAATGTAACCTGCGGTAATCGCGGCGGCAATAAGAGCGGCACTCACTGGATCTCGGAGATATTCGGATAGATCTTCCATTTAATTATACGCAGTTTTTTTTACACGCTGTTCTGGGGCGTCACCGAAGAAGACGTCTTCGTCTTCAACTGGAGGTTCAGCCTGAGGAAACTTTGGTTCGGCTTCCATTTCTGGTTCTGGTTCTGGTATAGGTGCTTGTACACCTGGAACAGTCTTAAATTCATTTTCAAGACCCGTGGGTTGAAGTTGTTCAGACTCGGCTTCTGGCATTGGTTCCATTTCCTGCATTTCTTCTGGTTGTGGTTCTGGGAATGTGTCAGCTTCGCCACCCTCAAAGACATCTGGATCTTCAGCGTCATGGACTTCTCCGTCAAGATCAATGTCACGAGTTTCTTGTGACATGTAAGTTTGAAGAATTTGTTGAACTGGAATAAGTTCTTTCACCGTAGCTTCAATACATGTACATATACGAGTATTAAGTTGTTCATCTCGGAGATACTCACTTTGTTCTTCGTGGAAAACATAGGGATCTTTGTAAAGATCCTTAGCTACATTGTTATAGCACGTCTGAATGAAAACTTCGTTTGTTGGAAGCTTAAGAGCGATTTTCTTGTTATCAGACTTCAATCGAACAGCCGAAAGAATCTTTGTACACGCAACAAATACAGCCGCCAACAAGTCACTGAACCACGCACAGCGGTCTGTAATATTACTCGTGTGTTGTGAAGACATTTGGTTAGACCAATTTGGAACTTCTTTGAGTAGTTTTTGAAACATAATAAGAGTTTTTCTTCCCTTAGAAAGTTTGGTCGCTTCATTGTACATGTCCTCGAAAACTTCAATCATAGCTGGAGACATAATAAGACAAAGTTGACCCAAATACTCCTTCTTTGCCTCAACCATTATCCCAAGTGGTTCGGAAGACATGATTTATATTAGATCCATATAATTAAAACTTTAACTCTTACGCACCTCCTGAAAAATCTACAACCTTTTTACAAAAATCTACAAATTGTTCCATTGACATGTTGTTTTTCATTGCATTTACTCTGTTACAAACAAATTGTAAATTATCTTTTGTATATCCTTTATTGCTATCAATTCTATCAGGTGAAATATTATAAGGATATTTCACGGATGTATAAAATTCGCTATCACCATCAACACTATATTCCCATGTCATTTCAATACCAGACAATGCACAAAATCCCCTTTGTCGTTCATACTGTGCTATCCAATCATCAATTGATATATCAAAACTGATTTTTTTGTTTTTTCTACAACGTTTTCTCGCGTCGGATCTTTTTTGTATAAGAAAATTTTTAACATCTTTCATGAAGTTTAAACGCTTATCGCGGTCACATTTTTTACAGTAACTAGATAGACCAGATGTATCTTTTGTACATTTCGAAAATTCACAACAAGATTTTGTAATTTTACATTCGAAACATTTCTTTTCGGTAACACTAACTGAATAATTCAATTTCTGTCTATATTTTCTAGCATACTCATTCATACACGATTTACACCAAGAACACCGTTTGTTATTATTTTTGTTTTTTATTTTAAACATATTAATGGGGTGTAATATTTCACACTTGGTACACTTTCTTTTCTCCTCCCTGATGTTAATATCATCCATTAATATATTTAGTGAATTAAATTAGACCTTTTACTACGCACCTCTCCTGTATTGATTTGCTATCTTTTTGAGATTCATTAAATCTGGGAATTCTGATTCATTGGGTTCTTCTGAAGTCCTCTCCCTCTTCTTTTTTGGTATCACCCACGTGATATATATTTCAAAATCACTTATGTGCTGAACAGTAAATCCTCCCAATTGAAACTGTCTCACCACATATTTCGCAGCTGCGTATCTATCAAATGTAGGATACCCAACCACAAATGCTGGTATTGTAAGAAATACCTGTTTATGTCCGAGTTCTACACACTGCTTAATCCTACGAGAAAACTGTTCATATATTCTGGTATAAATTTCCTTTTTGATCTGTTTTCTCTTTTCATCAATTTTAGTTACGTCATTGATGCTGATCATTACAATTACTGTAATTTATTTTTGGCCGTTTCTAACTCACTCAAAGTTGGAACAGCCTTTTCCTTAACAAGATTGTATTCAACAAATTCCTGACCACCAACACTTTCAACAAATGGCGCCACGTCAGAAACTGTCTGAACATCGAGTGGTTGAGAACGGAGAGACACCAACGTGGCTATACCATCAACCACTTCGTAGGAAGCAACGACGGAAAATCCAAATGCGAAGCCGCTGTTCTTTACGGTCATGAACATACATTCATAAATCTCTTTGTCATTCTCGTTATTGACGTATCTCTTCACAGCGGTTGTTTCAATGATGTATGTACAAAGACCTGTACGCTTAGAAATTTCCCGATTTGCTTGAAGTACGAGATCTTCCATCATATCATTCTTTATATTGGCTTCCGCCTGAATGTAACCAGTCAGGTCTGGTCTGGCGTCGTCGAAGCGGACAGTGCCAGTTGGCTTATTGTATCCTGAAAAACCGAATACTTCCGTGAATGGTTCTCTGTTGGTAGTCAGTAGCAGGACAATCACAAGAAGAACGACTGTCAAAAGCAACTTCATCTTTACTAGTATGCGTTAATTTTTTTTTCAAAAATACCATATACATATTAGATGTCGCTGCTGATATATAGTCCAAGATGTAAACACTCAATGGAGGTCATTGAGTACATCAATAAACATCAGCAGTTAAAACAACTTGTACACTATCATAATATTAATACTCAGGGTATTCCACCTGCGTATCGTAATAAAATTACACGAGTACCCACAATGCTTACAAAGAATGGAAAAATTCTAGTGGGTAACGAAATCAAAAATTGGTTGGATTCTCTGTTACCAAATAAAGAAGTTTCTAATTGGGGATTTGGTGGAACTTGTTCAATGACAACTCTTGATGGCGAAGATAATGACGCTGATATATTTACTCTGGATAACTATGGTCAATCTCTTCAGCCAGCCATGACAAGAGAATTGGAAGAGAAGATAAATAGGGATGTCAGTAAAGGTGTTGCCTATAACGAAAAGATTTAAAGATATAACGCACGATATTTAGTAGATATGAGATTAGTTACAATCCAGGCGTCGGCTGTTAAGTCTACATTTGAAGTACTAAAAGACATCCTCAATGATGTGAACATTTACTTTCGGCCACAGGGTATGTATATTGTTACTCTCGATACAGCGAGAACATCTCTCATTGATATGTTCTTGGCGGCGGATAACTTTGAAGAATACTCTTGTGAACAAGAAGAAATTATTGCCGGAATCAATATTTCAAATACTTTCAAACTTTTGAAAACTATTACAAACAATGATGTTCTTACAATTGAAATCAATTCAAAAGAGTACATGGACATTGAAATTACAAGTGAAGCGAAGAAAACTAGTACAAAGTTTCAATTGAAACTCTTGGATATCAACGAAAGTCGAATTGAAGTTCCAGATGTCAACATGACTAGTGTAACTATTCTACCATCCGCAGACTTTCAAAGATTGTGTCGTGACATGTCCAATATTGGAAATGAAATTGAAATTACTCGAGTTGGTAAAGAACTTCGTCTTCGTTGTGAGGGTGATTTTGCGAATCAAGAAACTGCCATCGAATGTCCCGAAGAAAGTCCGGAGATTACGGGTCTTTACTCTCTCAGATACCTGAATATATTTACAAAGGCGACGAGTATGTGTTCGTCTGTGCAAATTATGCAGGAAGAAGGAAACCGATTTTTGATTCTAAAGTATAATGTCGCAAACTTGGGTGATCTCAAGTTTTATTTGGCAACTAAGGTATCCGAAGATCAGTTGTAACGTCTTCGGTTGTGAGTAGTATTTTCTTCATACCCAACGCATTTGAAAGTAAAACTTTTGGATACTTTTTTTGTAATGTTTTGGTGTCATAATACAAAAAGTCTTTTAATCGTACTCGTTGACCATGAAAATTATTTCTAGGGCCAGCGTACCTTTTCACCTTTTCAGTAATGTTTACTTGTGGTTTATCGTCATGATCCACAATCCAAGCACTACTCAACGGGATACTGAAACTCATACCAGAATCCTCACCTTTTCCAGGTATGAAGTTTATGTCATTAGAAATAGCTTTGTAAATTCGTCCATCATACCAGTATTTTACTCGAAGAACAAGGTTCTTAACATTTTGTGGAACAATTGTTCCCCTGAATGGTTTTCCTGTTACATATGAGTGAAACTCGTCAAGAACCCCGTCCCAATCCCCACTTTCCTTTTCCCAGAACTCATCTTCTACTTGATATTTCATCCTGTAGTCAATTTTGTATTCGAGTTCTTCAGAAATTATAGAATAGTCCCGTGGTGTAGTTAACTTTTTGTAAAAATATAAAACATTACTTAAAAGTTTGAACAACATTCTTAACTATAATGGAGGGAAACTTTTTAAGTAGGTATAAAAACAAACTTGAAAATTGGACTCAACTTATTGAGACCGACCCCACTAATAAAAGTAGGTACGAGGCTGAAATGTCCGATTACATGATTCGTTGTATGCCTTACATGAATCAGTATACCGAAGAAGGTGAAGAGACTATCAACACAGACAACATTTTTAATGTCAAAGAGACTGTTGGTCTTCAGAGAAAGGATATATTCACAGATTACCTCATAGAAGTAGAAAACCAGAATATAGCTAAACCTAGAGAACGTAGAATAGAGCAATGTGAAAATTGTTCATCTAGTAACATAGTCCATTTTCATGATACAAGTGAACTTGTATGTGATTCATGTGGTTTAGTTATAGCGTCATTAATTAGCGAAGAATTGACATATAGAGAAGAACAGGAAACTTCTGAAAAAGTGGTCAACTATTCATACAAAAGAGAGAATCACTTTAATGAATGGCTCAGCCAGTTTCAAGCTCAAGAGATGACAACGATACCCGATGAAGTCATGGAACAGTTGAGGGCGGAACTCAAGAAGATCAAAATTAAGAACCTGGAAGAGATCACTCACGCTAAGATCAGAGGACTTCTCAAGAAGTTAAGACTTAATAAGTATTATGAGCATGTTCCCTACATAACAAATATTTTGAATGGTATCAAAGCTCCAAATATGCCCCAAGAGTTGGAAGAGAGGTTACGTATCATGTTCAAGGACATCCAAAAACCTTTTGACGACAACTGTCCCAGTGATCGGAAGAATTTCCTTAGTTATTCTTATGTTCTCTATAAGTTTTGTGAACTTTTAGGGGAAGACGAATACCTCCAGTACTTCCCTCTTCTCAAGTCCAAGAGCAAGCTTTACGCACAAGATCAAATCTGGAAGAAGATCTGCCACGAATTGCGCTGGGAATTTATACCAACCATATAGTAGAGACATGAAGTGCCCTAACTTTGACATATGTTATAAAATGAAAGATCCAAGACTCAAAGTATGTTCAAATTGTTTCTGGAGATTTGAGAATGAAATTTTGGAATCTAATGACTATTTGGATTGTCCAGTCTGTTCAAATAAGGGAAAGTGTTTCAAATTTAGAAAATGTGATCACTTTGTATGTAAAATATGCTTCCCTAGACTTGATAAATGTCCAATGTGTTCCAAAGCTTAAAGAAGCAGTTACTACATAACCTAATGAATAGGTATGAAAAGTTCTGTGTAGATGAGGCACAATATCATCTAAACAGAGCCCAAGAGCTACTCACAGAAGGTCTTCGAGATCCAAAGAAGTACTACAAAGAAGGAAAGGAGTTTTACCGAATGATGGCTAAACTATTTCCCCTAATGGTTCTTCTACAACACAACGAACCTCAACTTCCCGATTGGGAAATGGAGGAAAGTTTATCAGATACGCTTTCTTCAACCCAGTCAGACTCAGATAGTTTTGAGCCTGTAACTCCGTCTGATCGGTCAGAGTTTTGATTGTCTTGAATTCAAGAACAATCTCATTATTGACTATGATGTCAGCTCTGAGATTGCCGATGACATGACCCTGAAATGTGATTGGAACAATCCTTTCAGTTTCATATGGAATACCAGCTTTGCGTAGCAACACCTCCATAGCATTGTGGTATACACGCTCGGAGTAACCTCCTCCTAGCGTATATACTTCTCGAGCTAGCGCATGAATGTCTAACATATCCTATTTTTTACCCTTCGCTTTAACAATCTTATTTTTGATATTGTTTGTTAAATTGTATCCAGTCATATTCTTGAAAGCTACTTTGTTGCCAGCAGTGGCAGCAGCTCTTGCCATAGTGGCTGAAGGAGCATTCGCGGTTCGAGGGACGGCAACTTTTTTAAAGTTAAGGAACTTGAAACTATTTTCACGATTTTGACCAACAATCATAATTGAATTTTTATTAAAATCTTGAGCAATTTTTGCTATACTCTTCTCTTTTGAGGAGGAAATAATAGTGACACCCGGAAACCAGCGTCTAAGAATTCTCATTTTGTTTTCCACTGGAAGTGGATTCTTGGCATTACCAACGGAATGTGAGACAACGATAATAGGCATTTTATTAGTGCGCCTCGCTGTCTCAATGACTTGTTCAATCATAAGTCTGTGTCCCTTGTGTGGTGGATTGAAACGACCATATGTGAAGACAACAGACTTCATATTCTGTATTTAGGCAATATTATATGCTGAGCCACCGTGCTTGGATTCATCGAGACCGAGCAACTCTTCCTCTTCATCCACTCGGAGAAGGTTGAACTTCTTGAAAGTACCAAAGAAAGCACCGAGAGTACCCATCGTCCAAGCAGCGATGGTCAAGATGCCAATGATTTGAGCCGCGAGGAGCTTGCCTCCACCGCCATAGAAGACACCGGCTTCATCAATGCCAAAGACATCATTGACATACTGACGCTTAGCCATGAAACCGACCCAAAGGACGCCGAGAGCACCACAGAAACCGTGCATTGGAGCGGCTTCGAGGGGATCATCAATCTTCAATTTGAGAAGAAGAGCACCGGAATACTTGATGCAAATGGCACCGAGCATACCACAAATGATAGCCGCCCATGGTTCAGTGGTGGAGCAGCCAGCAGTAATGGACACAAGACCAGCCAAAGCACCGTTACAGACAGCGATGAGATCCCAAATCTTGTCAGACTTGTAGTTGAGAGCCATGGCCGTGAGACCACCGGAGGCTGCAGAAAGGGTCGTCGTGATGGCTGTGCGAGCAACAACCTTGGCGTTGTCTTCACCCATCAAAGCCAATTGAGAACCGGGGTTGAAACCATACCAGCCAACCCAAAGAATGAATGTACCAAGAACAACAAGAGGAGCAGAGTGACCAGGCATTGGATTAACCCGACCATCTTCAGAGAAACGCCCTCGACGTGGTCCAACCATATAGGCGCCCATAAGACCAGCGAGACCGCCGACCATATGCACGATACCCGAACCAGCAAAGTCCAACATACCGACACCGAAGAGCTTAGAACCGTTTTCACGCCATGGACCAAGCCAGCCTTCAGCGGACCAGCCCCAATGTACAACACAAGGATAGACGAATGCCGTCAAAAAGAATGAATAACCCAGATAAGCGATGAACTTTGTGCGTTCAGCGACAGATCCGGAAACAATAGTAGCAGCAGCGGCTGAGAAAGCCCACTGGAATAAATAGAATGCGACGTCACCTGGCGAAGAAATGTTCTTCATTGCAAAATTACCAGAGCCGATGAAAGAATTGGGTTTGTGACCTTCGGTTGTGCCAAAAGCAAAACCGTAGCCAAAAAGGAACCACGCGATGGCACCAACACACGCGTCGAGTACGTTTTTGATAAGAATATTTTTAGTGTTTTTTGTTCGTACCGACCCAGCACACAACATAGCAAAGCCAGCTTGCATCAAAAAGACAAGGTAGGCAGAGTTGAGGAGGAATTGTGTATTGGAAGCGACTTCATGTCCTTGCACTTGAGCAGAGAGCGTTTGAAGATCCATTGTACTTTCCCCTCGTTTCTTTTCCTTATCTAAGTTAAATGAACTGGTGGAACAGATGGCCCTTTAACAAATTAAAAAGAAGTTATTCTTACTTACTGGGAGAATGAATTAAAGAATAGTGTATATCATGTATATATGAACATAAACTATATTGATTTGTGTTCCGGAATAGGTGGTTTTAGAATAGCCATCGAAGATTTTCAAAAAGAAAATCCTAATATAAACTTTAGGTGTGTTTTAACAGCGGATATCAAACAAGATGCAATCGATACTTATAATTTGAATTTCAACGAAAACAACACTAAATGTGATATATATACACTTGAAGTTGACAAAGTAAAATCTTTTGATATGTTATGCGCCGGATTTCCATGTCAACCATTTAGTTCCGCCGGTCATAAAAAGGGGTTTTCCGATGATAGGGGTGGTATGATTTTCAAAATATTGGAACTATGTGAATATCATAAACCAAAATTTGTATTGTTAGAAAACGTTTATAATTTACTGACAATAGATGGTGGTAAATGTATAAAAACTATAGTCAATATGTTTGAGGAACTAAACTACAATGTTTATTATAAGAAACTGAATTCAAAAGATTTTGGTTGTCCACAATCAAGAGAAAGAGTATACATTGTATGCACTTTGGATAAAATGTTGGATTTTGATAAACTTCGTATACATTCACAAGAAAAAAGACTACATGATGTCATCGATTATAACGACAAAAATACAAACATAGACGAAGATTTTGTGCGCAAACTTTCAGAATTGGGTAAAACAAGAAAAATATATGGTTGTAAAATTTCAGATAAGAGAGGTGGGGATAAAAATATTCACTCATGGGAATTGCAATACAATGGAAGTATTACAGGTGATGAAGTATCTTTGATGAATAGTATCATGTTAGAACGTCGCAAAAAGCATTGGGCAGAGAAAAAAGGTATAAAGTGGATGGATGGTATGCCTCTTACATATGAAGAAATTCAAACATTTTTTAAACACGATTCCTTAAAAGAAATGTTAGATAATCTAGTTTCCAAAAACTATCTTCGTTTTGAGAAATGCAAAGATTTGGTAGATGGTAAAAGAGAATACAAAGAAAGTAGTGAAAGTGGATATAATATATGTAAAGGGAAGTTGAGTTTTCCGGTTAGTAAAATACTTGACCCGGAAGACGTGTCACCAACGTTAACGGCTACAGATTCAAATAAACTCGCAGTAGTTATTAACAATAGTATAATAAGAAGACTAAATACCCTCGAACTTACAAGGATATGCGGATTTCCGGATAGTTTCAAGATACCAGAACATGTCAATTCATATGATTTGTTTGGTAATATGGCAACCCCGCCAGTCATTAAAGAATTGATCAAACTGATGTTCAATTGATTCGATGCACGTGGTAGATTTTTCATTTGGAAACATTTTTATGAGATCTATGACAGATTTCATAACATCTTTTACGGAATTGTTTTGGTTGAAGGTTTTGCTTGATATTGGTCTTATGTTGTATATCTTGTTCTGTTTTACCTGACATGAGATTGGATATTTTGTTTTCAGTGATACTATTTCCCAAACTCGCTTAATGTAAAAATTTTTGAATATGATATACGATTCCTCTATATCATACTCAAAAATAATATACAAAGTGTTGAAAAATTTTCGTTGTACTCCACCCGGTGCAGACAATTCATGTATATATGAATAAAAATTACCAATATCAAACCCTGGTGAACCTTTGAAAACTTTTAATTCAATTTCCATATCTCCATAGAAGAAATCTGGGCTTTTCTGTTTAGGTCCTCGTCTAAAATTTTCCAATTTTTTATGCATATAATCACCGAAAATTTCTTCTACTACATCGCCCACTGAATTTGTATCATTCAAGTTTCCACTTTCTACAACTTTTTCATTTTCATCTATACATTCATAAGAACGTCTTATTTTTAGTTTACTAAAATTTTTGATAGATTCCTCCATTTATTACATTATAATGTTACACCAACTTAACTTAGGTTTAAAATAATTAATATTGCTTATACTATATGACAGAATACTCCCAAGAACCTTGTGAATTTATCTACAAAGTTTCCTCACTCGAAAAGGTTGTTGATGGAGACACTATTGATGTGACCCTCGATCTCGGCTTTGATGTATGTACCCGCCAGCGGGTGCGTCTTTTGGGTATTGATACCCCCGAATCTCGTACATCAGACGCGGAAGAAAAGAAGTTTGGTCTTCTTTCCAAGAAGAAGTTGAAGGAGTGGTGCCTCAAGGCTGTGGAATCTGAGAAGGATGATATTGAGATCGAACTCAGATGCCCAGAAAGGGACTCGCGTGGTAAATTCGGGCGTATTTTGGCAGAAGTTTGGGTCTCCGAAAATGGTGAATGGACCAATGTCAATAAATGGATGTGTGAAAATGGTTACGCTGTTCCGTATGTTGGACAAAATAAGAAGGATGTTGAAGAACTTCATAAGATTAATCGTAAGAAGCTCATCGAAAAGAACGAAGTTTAAAGGTTATATC